TTGAATTTATAGCCCAACGATTTATTGTGTGGGCTTTTTATTTAGTAGTGGTACAAACACTCAAAACAATAAAAAAACTAAAGAAAAGGGGCAATATATGAAAAGAATTTATACAAGTGAATCTGTGTTTGATGGACATCCAGATAAAGTATGCGATAGAATCAGTGATGAAATCTTAGATGCAGTTTTAGAACAAGACAAAAACGGTAGGGTTGCTGTTGAAACAGCAATCAAAAATGATACGGTTTATATCATAGGAGAGGTTACAACAACTGCTTTAATTGATTATTCATTAATAGCAAAGAGAACCCTACTTAATTTAGGTTACTTAAATAACTTTAACGTAATTGAAAATATTTCAAAGCAAAGCCCAGACATAGCTCTTGGAGTTGACGAAAGAGCAAACAAAAATCAAGGAGCTGGTGACCAAGGTATGATGTTTGGTTATGCAACTAATGAAACAGAGGAGTTAATTTCACTTCCGATTGCACTAGCTCATAAGATAGCAAAAAGATATAAGTTTTTAAGAGAAAACAAATATATCGGTTTATTTGCTCCAGACGGTAAATGCCAAGTTTCATGTCTTTATGAAAATGAGCAACCAATTAAAATCTTAACAATAGTTGTGTCAGCTCAAACAAAAAGAAGTATCGAAAATGATAAACTTACAAAAATCATCATTGAAGAATTATTAGAACCAATCATTGATGATGTAGATGATATTGAAATATTAGTTAATCCAACAGGAGAGTTTCTAATTGGTGGACCTGAAGCAGATGCAGGTTTAACTGGTAGAAAAATAATTGTTGATACTTATGGTGGTTTCTCACATCATGGCGGAGGAGCATTTAGTGGTAAAGATACATCAAAGGTAGACAGAAGCGCAGCCTACTATTGTCGATATGCAGCAAAATCATTTGTTGAAGCTGGCCTTGCTAATAGGTGTGAAGTAGGAGTTTCTTATGCAATTGGTGTATCTGAACCTGTATCTCTTTATATAGATACATTTGGAACAGGGAAGTTAAGTGATGACGAACTCTTGAAAATATTAAATAATCACTTCAATTTCACTCCAGCAAATATTAAAAAAGAACTTGAATTTGATAAAGTTAAGTTCGCAAGACTATCTGCTTTTGGTCATGTTGGTAGAACGGACCTAAATGTTAAATGGGAACAAGTAAAAGATAAAGCTATAGAGTTAAGGAATGAATATGAGAAAACCAAAAGTGCTCCATAACTTCTATAAATCGCTTGCTTGGCAAATTGCTCGAACTGTTAAAATAGAAGCCACACAAGGCAAATGTGAGCGATGTGCTGGCATTGGTGAGGAAGTCCATCACAAGGTTCCTCTAACAGTGGATAACGTTGATGATGCTTTAATTAGTTTGAATCAAGAAAACTTAGAACACTTGTGTAGAGAGTGTCATAACAGCGAACATGGCAGGTTTCAAAAGAAACACAATCCTTTTGATAAAGATGGTAATTTCATCGGTTAATTGATATAATTGTTGGTGAAAGAAGGTGTAGCAAAATGGAAAATATTAAAAAAGCAATTGATAATTATATTGATAAAAAAGGTTACGGAGATGTTTTTTCAAATGTAAGAGTAATAGAAAACGGATATAATTATACAGTTCGCATAGATTATATAAATTTATCAACAAATAAACTTTTAAAAGCTTCAAATACAGATAAGAATCGTAAGTTTACATCAATAAATTATTCTAGTAATGAAATATTTATAGATGTGAAAAGCGCATTTAATAATCCTGGCCTTGAAGAGGTTATTAATTTTTTATATTTTGCTATGTTACCTTAATCCCCCCACTTACTTAAATAATAAATCTCAAAGGGTACCGCATGGGGGGCCTTTAAAAAATGCGAGGCGGTATTTTTGAAAATTTGATTTTACATTTTGAGAATAGTTGAAGATAAGTCACTTAGTTGTGGCTTTTTCTTTTGTAAAAAGTACTAAAAATTATAATAAAATTATAGTTTTAAATTGAGTTGCTATAGTAGTTTTTATACGGTAATATGTGTATGAAAAAAGAGGAGGTAGTAAAAATGATTAATTATAATTACGAATGGAAAACCCTAGATGAAATTTTAAGAAATAAAAAAACAAAAGTTTGCTTTAGAGGTTACAGTGAAACTTCACTCGATGAGATTACAGATGGCGCAACCGATGATGATTACAAAGCAGCACATGAGTTATGGTTAAAATTAAAAGAAGCTTTTAATAAAGAAGCTGAGATTTATGACCATGAACTTTATGATAGTAAACTTGGGTCAGTTGGACCAAAAGAAAAAAGAGAAGTTTTAAGAACAATGTGGTGGGATTTCTTTGAAGGTGACAAATACGGTGATTATAGAACAATCACAAGAATTATTGAAATGTTACATGATGGTGAGGAACTTGAAACAGGAATTATTCACTTTGGTTCTTAGGAGGATTTAGTAATGAGTAAAATTGAAAATGTACAAATTGAGTATGAGCGACTAAGGTCGCTTTTTTCATCAGTTGATCCAACCAAAGCAGAACTGGTTGATAACCTTCTAAACGAAGCAGCATTTATGAGAGTCCAATTAGAAAACTTACAACAACAAATAAGAAAGTATGGTGCAGTTCAAATTTCATCGAAAGGAACTCAAAGACAAACTGAAGCTGCAAAATACTATACAAAGTTAGTTAATAGCTATGGAAATGTTATTAAAACTCTTAATACAATCATGGGTAAAAACATGATAGATGATAATGATGAATTTGATGAATTCATGAAAAGGTTAGAATAGTGAATTATTTAAAAGAGTATTATAGGCAAATTCAAGAAGGTGAGATATTAGTTGGTAAAGAACTACTCACAGTTTTAGAAGGTTTAATTGATGATTTAAATAATCCTAGATATATATTTGATGAAAAACCAGGCAAAATAAGAATTGATTTTATTGAGACATTCTGCAAACACACTAAAAGTCCATTTAATGGTGAACCCTTTATTTTAGAACTTTGGGAAAAAGCAGTTCTTCAAGTAGCTTATGGATTTAAAATGGCTGATACCAATTTAAGAAGGTTTAATGAAGTATTGTTATTGATTGCCAGAAAGAATGGTAAGACAACATTTATTGCCGGTATTGATTTAGCAGAGTTTTTCTTATCAAAAGGTGGAGTTGATATTGTATGTGCATCTAACACAACAGAACAAGCGAACATCTTATTTGAAGAGATTAACAATATGAGAGAACAATCAAAAGCTCTATCAAATGAAAAAAGAAGTAAAAAGAACATCTTTCATATCTACTCACCAAAGACTAAGAACAAGATAAAGAAGTTATCAGCTCAATCAAGAAACAAAGATGGTTATAACATTGAAGTTGGTTGTATTGATGAAGTGCATGAAATGACGGATTCAAAGGTCTATGATGCGATTAAACAAAGTCAATCAACTAAATCAGAACCACTTATATTTATAATAACCACTGAAGGAAACACTGTCGGTGGTTTTTTAGATAATAAGCTAGATTATGTTAGAAGAATGATCAAGGGTGAGATCCAAGATGAAAGAGTGCTGCCCTGGTTATATACGCAAGATTCAGTTGATGAAATCTATCAAGATAAAAGAACATGGCAAAAATCTAATCCAAGCATAGGTTCAATTAAAACATATTCTTACCTAGAAGATTTAATGAACAAATCAAAGCACGATCTTGGAACAAGAGTAACGATGCTATCAAAGGATTTTAATATTAAACAATTAGAACAAGGCTCATGGCTAACCTTCGATGATTTGAATAATGATGAAACCTTTAGTATTGAAGATTTAAAAGATAGTTACGCAATTGGTGGTGTTGACCTTTCAAGCACAACGGACTTAACGGCCGCAGTTCTATTACTAATGAAAGGTGATAAAAAATTTGTTATTACTCAGTTTTTTATGCCAAGCGATGTTATTTTAAAGCGTAAGGAAGAGGACAATGTACCTTATGATATTTGGGTGCAAAAAGGTCTAATTACAGTAACAGATGGAAGTCAGAATGATTTTTCACTAGTAACACAGTGGTTTATGAATATGATAAGGACATATAATATTAGACCACTTTGGGTAGGATATGATCCATGGAATAGTCTATATTGGATTAAGGAAATGGAGGAACTAGGTTTTAATATGGAAAAAGTCAGACAGGGTGTTTATTCTTTATCAGAACCGATGAAACAACTTGAAGCTGATTTAAAGAATAACAAAGTTGTCTATAACAACAATCCAATTCTTAAGTGGTGTTTATCAAACACACAGGCAAAAGTAGATGTTAATGGCAACATCCAACCATCTAAACTAAACTCAAGATATAAAAGAATTGATGGAACAGTAGCACTAATAATTGCGTATGCTGTTTTAAATAGATATAAGTTGGATTTTGAAAATATGATTTAATCAAGGAGGTCGCTATGGCCATATTTAAAAGAAAGAAAAAACAAGGCACAGAACAGCCCTTCAAATTTATAAGCGAACTTAATATTCCACAAGTTTCATTTGGAACAAACATCTCAAAATCTGATGTAGTAAAAATTGCTATAGATAGAATAGCAAGCCAATGCGCCAAACTAAAACCTAGACATATTAAAAACGAAAACGATAAGACAGTGACCGATAAAACCGGAAAGCTGTCTTTTATTTTAAAGCACAAGCCAAATGAGGTAATGACACCTTATCAGTTTATCTATAAAGTAATTACAAAACTTTTTATAGATGATAATTCGTTTGTTTATCCGATGTTTGATGATGGTGAACTTAAAGGTTTATACCCTCTTAATCCAATCATGGTAGAACCAATTGTTGATGGTGGAAATAATTACTATTTAAGATTTCAATTTGAAAACAAAGAAACATTTATTATTCCATATGAGAACATTATTCATTTAAAAAGGTTTTATCACGATAATGATATCTTTGGTGGAAGTGGACATAAGGGAGACCAAGAAGCATTACTTAAAGCAATCAACATTAATGAAAATGTGCTTCAAGGGGTAGAAAACGCACTAAGAAGTTCAATGCAAATTAAAGGACTTCTTAAGATGAATGCAATGTTAAATGAAACGGATAAGAATAAACAACTAACTTCATTTAATGAAACCTTAAGAGAATCTATAAAAAATAAGGGAAGTTCAATAATCCCTATTGATTTAAAAAGTGAGTATATTCCACTTAATGTAGATCCAAAGTTAATAGATAAAGAAACACTAGAATTCTTAAATGATAAGATATTAAACTACTTCGGTGTTTCATCACCAATCTTTAGTTCAAATTATAGTGAAGATGAGTTCAATTCATTTTATGAACAAACCATAGAGCCTTTAGCCATTCAGTTGTCTGAGGCTTTTTCTTTAGGACTTCTTACTGATAATGAAATCAAAAGAGGTGAGCAAGTTGTCTTTTATAGCGAAAGACTACAATATGCATCCTGGAACACCAAAGTAACAGCAATTGAAAAGTTAATGGGACTTGGAATTATGAGCCTAAATGAATCAAGAGCTCTACTTGGATTAGAGCCAGTTGAAAATGGTGATAAAAGATTACAATCACTAAATTATGTAGATGCTTTAAAAGCTAATCAATATCAAGTTGGAGAAAGTGAGGATTTAAATAATGAAGGTAACGATTAATGGCAAGGTAACCAAAGAGGCAATAGCATCAATTTTAGCAGAACAAAAAGAGAAAACTAAAATCATTGATGAATATTGTAAAAAAGAAAAGCTCGAGAACATTTACTATAAAGATGCAGAGCTTGAGTATGAATATACAAAAGAAGTAACAATTAAGAAAAAAGAGGTGGAAACCAGATGATTAAAAAAGAAACAAGACTTGCAGAAGTTGAACTTAGAGAAGAAGATGAAAAGATGATTTTGGAAGGTTATGCGATTCTTTATAATGAGGAAACCTTAATCGGAACAAGAGAGTATGGTTTCATTGAAAGCATTGATCCAAATGCACTAAGTGAAGATGCGATTAAAGATGTGCCAATGAAATATAACCATATGGACTCATTCTTAATCATCGCAAGAACTAAAAATAAATCTTTAGAACTTACTTCAGATGAAAAGGGACTAAAAGTTA